CATGTGCTGGAAAAGTCACTAGAGCTACGGAAGCTGGTGATTGTGGTGGGTATGTAAAATTAGAATGTAATAATGGGGATGCCGTTGGGTATTGTCATTTAAGAGTTGTTAATGAGAATTTATACGGTCTGACTGTTCCTAGAGGGTTCCCTATAGGTATTTCTGGTGGTGGTTCGGACAAAGAAGGTAAAAAAGAAAAAGGTAGTGGTAATTCTGGTGGGGCCCACTTACACTATATCACCTGGTCTGGGGATGAAAAAATTAATCCTATACATATGATTGCTGGTGGTACGACTATCCCTACCGGTTCTGGGGGGAATAGTAAGGGTGGATTCTGTGACCCAAAAAAATAGTTAATGGTTATATCTTCCTTCTATTATCTCTGTTGTTGAGTATCTTTCTATCCTATCAAAAAATTCAAGTTTCTTTGCATATTGTTCTCCTATTACTGTTTTACCTTTCCAGTCTGAACCTATAACCATTATATCTGGACTTATACGTTTTATTAGTTGTTCTAACTCATAGGTGGACCCAAATATATATGTACTATCTACATATTTTATCGAGTTGACTAGACATCTTCTATCGTCTTCACTAAAAAAAGGTCTGTCGGGTCCTTTATCTTTATTTACTTTGTAGTCTGAGTCTATCCCCACATAAAGTTCACCACCTAAAGATTTAGCGTATTTAAATAATTCTATGTGTCCCCTATGTAAGATGTCGAAACACCCATTTGTCCATATTTTCATATTGTTGTTACTCCTCTTTCTTGCACAACTTTACTTGCACATTTATTAGCGAATATTATAGCTTTTTCTATATCTTTATATTTTACAAACTCATAAACTAGTGCAGCAACAAATGTGTCTCCCGCACCAGACACATTACTTATCTTAATTTTATTATCAACTGGATACATTTTACCGTTATACTCACAACCTTTACTACCTTTAGTTATTATTAATTTTTCTGATTTAAAATTTTGACTTAGTTTATGTTCGGTTTCATTTATTTTTATGTAGTCTATACCTTCACACCACTTACCTAAAATCTTTTTACTGTCTAAAAATACTGGACATTTTGCGAGTTCAATACATTTTTCAATATCTTCTATAAGTAAAAAACCTTTATTATAGTCAGAGATAATCATCGCGTCATAATTATAATCCCATAAATGGAAATCATCTAAACATACCCTACCACAATTGTCATTCTCATCTAACCTCATAACCATTTGACCTGACTTATCGTCAATGTACCTAATTTTTAAAATATCTTCAGTATTAGTTATGACATCTACCGTAGCACCTAGAGATTCTAAGTTTTTAACCACATTACTTGCCATACCACCATTCTGTGTAATGTGTGTTGGTTTGAAGACTGGTACCGGTGCTTCTGGACAAATCCTATCTATGTCCCCATAAATAAATTTATCAACACAACTATCACCTATAACTAATATAGTCATATTTTATCTTCTTTTGGTTTATTTTCCTCAAACCACTCTACCACCGCATTTATAGCCCATACTGAACCACTAGCTAACATTCCATCAAAAAACACATTACTATAAGGTATGGTTACCATAGTTAATGTGGGTGAATAAAAAGTAATAGCAAAAAAGAACCCTACCCAGGTTGACGTACACATCATACATGATAGTAGGTCACCAAAAAATGTTGAGTTCTTAGTTATCCAATCTCTTGGTGTGTCAAATATACTCCCAAATACTAAAATCTGAGACATTCCGTAAGCGGCAAAAATCCATATAATTGTTTCCATAATATTAATCTAAATAGGGGTCTTGTAAGTTAGATGACTTCATATACTTTGCTCTCCTATTTACTGTTACGTTTTTAAAGTGTTCGAGTACATCATCTTGTTCTTTTATTTTATTTTTTTGTTTTTTAATTGTTATTTCTTTTTCTACTAATTCTTCTTTTAAAGTTTTTAACTCCGAAATTATATGTTCGTTATCTACTTCCCTAGTTACTATTTTTTCTACTATAACTTCTTTTTCTACTATAACTTCTTTTTCTACTATAACTTCTTTAATAACTTCTTTTATTATTTCCTTTTCTACTGGTACTTCTTGTACTTGTGATTTTGGGAGGAATGGTGCTACACCATACTTATCTAGTGTTAGTCCGTCTTTTGTGCACTTTATTATAAACTCATCTATTAGTTCAATTTCATTTAGTTTACAATATTCTATAAACTGATTTTTTAATACCTTACTAATTTCAACCATTTATTAAAATTTCTTTTTCATTTTCAATATCATCTATATCACGTATTCTAAAGTTAAGATAAGGTTGTGAATTATCAAGATTAAAAAACTTGTATTTTTCTGTTTCTACATTATACACACCATACCCATGATTTTTAATACTTTCCCCAAAATTTTGGATTATCATAGAGCCGACCATGTACGCTTTTTTATTTCCTGGAATTTTAAAAGTTTGTTTTTTATGTATGTCCCCAGCAAGTACCACGTCACAACCCGTAAACCTATCTACACTATACCCATCACTAAACACAAACCCAAAATCATTAGATGCTCCTTCTATCGGTCCGTGAAACAGGCCTACCTTATAGTGTGTGTTGGTGGTGGGGATGTCCGGACTAACATTATGGTCTCTTAGTGAATAAACACACCATAATATATTTTCGTCTTCATAACAACCTTTATCTTTAAAATACACTATATTTTTATTATTTAAAGTATCTATAACAGGTGATAGTGCGTCCAACCTATCCATATTATTTTCTAAAAAATCGTGATTACCAATAAGATAAATACATTTACATATTTTGGATGTCTCTTTCATAAACCAGGACATTAAATTTATTAACTCTGGAGTCATTTGATTTTTAGAGTGTACGAAATCCCCAGTAAAAACTATCCGGTCTGGTTTTAATTTTTTCCATTTAGTTAATGCTAGCTCTAAAACTTTTTTATCCCTAGAGTGTTGTTTGTACAATTTAAGATGTAAGTCAGAGTAATGTACTATTGTTTTAATCATCGTCTTGAGGTTCAGGGTAAAATTTTAGTTGAATGGTTTGTATTGTTAGGAATATTACTGTTACGATTAGGAATCCAATTGTATCATAAATCACTAGATTCCCACAAAATATTAGTAAGGTTAATGCACATATAACTAATCGTAGATTGTGGTATATGGTCATCATAACACCATATATCGTCTTATAGTCATCATATAACCATCTTAATTTCTTATGTGGTATATGTGTTTCACCTTCTTTTTTAAACGATGGTAGTAGTATAAAGGCTAACCCCATTACAAGTACCATTAAAAGCATATATTTTAAATGAAATATAAAAAGGTATGAACATATGGTTAAACCTTTAAGATATTCTAATATTTTTCTTGGATTTTTTAGGTCCTCTTTGGTTGGTTTTGCGTTTTCTACACAACTGTGTACCTTTGGTGTGTGTATCTCTACGTCAATTGTGTATGTTGGTGGGTGTATCTCTTTTAGTACTTTTATTCGGTGGTTCCCATCATAACATACATACGGTAACTCTAATACATTCCCTACATTATCTGCATCCTCATCGGTACTACTTTTCACCTCAATGTAAGAAAAATTTTGTGGGTCATAATTATTGTCTGTAAAGCTGTGACGTAACATACCCCAACTATACGCTTTAATTCTTATGTTTATCCATTGTTTTTGCATTTTTGTGAAATTATGCTCATCATCAAAAACCCCAAAAATATCACCTAAAGGGATACTTACTATTCTAGCTTGTTTTTCAACCTCAACCTCGTAGTCATCACCATATAATTCTTTTAATATTTTATATCTATGATTACCGTCTTTAATTTCGAATGTGTTATTTGCTTCATCATGAACTACTGCTGGGTATCCATATTTTTCTGGATTAAACCCTTCTTTTTCTATACTTGCTGTTATATTTTTATAGTTGGGGTGTGTATGTATGTCTACATTTTCAAAAGGAACGTCAAATGAAGACAAGTTCCTCATATCTGTAATTTTAACTTTTATTATATTTTTGTCCATTATTTCATTATTTTTAATATTTCACCCTTAAAATCATAACATTTTATAATTTTGTAGGTGTCGTTATTTTCATTAAACCAAACTATATAACTATCACCTAATTGTAGTGTGGTGTTTCGTTCTACTATTAATTTATAAAACGATAATTGTAGTGAATATGTGTTTAATTCACAAACATCTAGATGAGATAATGGTTCTTTAAATTGTTGCCATTTATTTTTATCTTTTATAGCTTTATTGGTTTTCCAATCCCATATTTCTAATTTCTTAGACTTTTCATTGTAGAAAAGTTGGTCAATCATTCCGGTAACCCCCCATTCAACATCACCCACAACTACTTCAGCTCTTACTGGTATTAATTTACCAAATGACTTATCGTAGAATTCTTGAAACATATTTTGTAGTGTTGTTACAGCTTCCTTACAAGTTAACATATTATCCTCACTACCTAATATTTCTGTTATTTTATGTTCTGGGAATGGGAATAATTTATTGGTTAGAAAGTTTTCCGCGTATTCGTGAAAAGCTGAACCTTTTTCACAAGAAAAATCTGATTTATATTTCCACTCTTTTAATATTTCTTCTTTAGTGATTCCTCTTTCATCTGCTTTTTTTTGTGACCAATACTCCTTATCAAAAGGATGTTTATAGTCAGATAAAATTCCTGTTACCGATTTTGTTTTAACACCATCTAAATAATAAATGTGTTCTTTATCGTGAAACTTAATATTATTAAATTTAGCTAATTCTTTTGTTATTTTCATTTTATAATAATGTTATTTCTTTTAACCCATCAATGGTACCTAATTCTCCAACGTCTTTATCTTTTGGTAATTTAATAAGTCTTATCCTAGTGGTTAGTCTTCCACCATCTAATTTCCTATATAATTTTTCAGCATCTGCCCATGCATCACCATCTAAACAAATAATAACATTTTTTTTACAATTATCATATAGTTTAGACCATAATTTATCACTAACACTTTTCCCTAAAACGGGAATAGAATTATCTATAAAAAACATATCGAAAACACCCTCAACTAAATAAACATCTTCGTCCCAATTAATTAAATGTTCGTTAAATATTATTTTATCTTTTTCTGCTTCCGGATTTTTATATTTATTTTTATGTCCAACATAAGAACGTGAGACAAAATAATTAATTTCCTCATTTTCGTCAAACGAAGGTATTATTATTCTTCCTCTATACTTTCCTTCTGTAGTGTACCCTATAGTGTATTTGGATATTAGTTGGTCGGTTATATTTCTTTTACGTAAATAATTATAAGCTTCTTTATATGGGATGGTTAGTTTATTTCCTTTAGTGAAAGAAATATATTCTTTCGGTAACCTAACGTCTTCATACTTTCGTTCTGTTTTTTTAATGAACTCACCACCGATTAACTCCCAGGTTGCTTTATTTCTTTTGTTTCCCCACTTTAAAAATAATTTATTAAGTGAACCATGAGTACTGTATGTTTCAGAACATGCCCAACATTTATAAACTCCTTGGTAGTAGTTAACTTCAAAATTACCTTTATTGTCTCCGTTATCTAAGCCTTTTATGTCATAAGAACATACGGGACAATCAAATGATATTTGTCCCTTATTAGGGTAATGTGAGTTTATTTCACCTAAAACGTCCTGTAATAATTCTAATAATAGTGGGTTATCATCCATATGGTAAGTATATGGAATGTTTAGTAATTAATCAATTACCAAATTTCTTTTTGTTTCATGTGACCTAACACACACGCATATGCGTCACACATATCAAAATTTTCTTTCTTTAAGGTATTATTACGAGTATAAGTCCACGTTAAATGTGGTTCTTTATCAGATACACGTTGCCAAATAATATGTTTTTTATCACACCCAATCTTGTATTTTCCAAATAAAACTTTTTTTCCTTTAGGGTTTTCAGCGAATAACTCGGGAAAAGCAAATTTCCTAGAATTATATGTAGATATATATTCGGGTACCAACTCTAAAACATCATAAATAATTCTAGTAATAAATGAATTATATCTCAATAAAACAGCTACTGTTCTTATATTATTAGAATTGATTAGGGGTTCTTCAATTATAATCTTAGTTATTCCTATATTTTTATAATCAATTAATTTGTTTCTGAATTGGTCCGCTTTTAACAGCATCTCTTCTATCTTATCTTCTGGTTGTGGTTTAATCTTTGGGGAAAAATGAGTTAGTTCTAACAATTCTTCTTTTAGAATATCAAATAACGCCCACCCTATAGTCTTAGTAGAAATATCTAGACCTAAAACTTTCGGGGTTTTTCCGTTTTTTTCCATATAGTAAACTTACGACCTAAGTACTAATTGTAAAGTAGTGGGTGTGTTTTTTGCTTTCTCTATTGGTCTATCGGGTTTTGCTATGGCTAATAACCTATTTTGTGCGTCATATAACCCTATTTCAGTTATATAGGTAGAAGTTACATCGGTTAAATCCCACACAGAATATACATCACCAAAAGGGGTTGCAAATTGTATTCCGGTGTCTGAACCTCCAGCACCAAAATTAGGTGCGTTTGCGTTGGCTGCTGTCTGATTTTCCGTCACATAAAATTCCCCCGAATCTGCTAAAATATTAATTTCCATTAGAATGTCTCGTTGGAAGGAATAGAACTCACATGAGGCTGATGTAACTGAGCTGAAATGGATTTGAGTGAAAGCGGAACTACCTCCACCATATAAATTGGTTCCTCCTGTCGAACCTGACATATAAGCAAAATTATCTAAAATAAGTGGGTGTGTTAATACCGCGAACCCTTTGTCTAAATAACAAATACCTACTGGTAAATCTTGTGATTGTGCATAAGCTTTAGGTGTGTTAGATGACGACACTGTGTCTGTAAACCTAAAATTATCAACCCCAGCTCCATTATACCCTGTTGGTGTTACCCCTAATGACCATCCATTGGACCAACTAGTAATGTTAGTGTTTGTTTCAGCTAAACTTGGTGACTTAATGTCGTCCGAAAATAGGAAAGCTACGTTGGATGATGCTAGTCCGGGAGTTCCTGCTGGATTTCCTTGTATAACCGGATTCCCAAAATACTCTGCGTTAGTAGAATTATCTGAAGACATAGGTAAAGGTTCATAATAAGAACTATATAAATTCATCGTACCCCCCGTATTCATTGGTATTTTTAGTTTCATAGTTCTCCCATCTATTAACTCACCATAGGTTCCTCCTGGTATATCCACAACAATTATATTATCAGTAGATAGTCCAGACATACCATTTCTTGCCCAAGTAGATAGGTAGGTTATGGTTTGGGATGATAGTATTGGTAGATTAAATGAAGAATATAAATTAGAGAATGCCCTTCCGTTTGTTGGATTATTTTGTACTGCTGTAAAAGTTAAACTGGTACCACTATTTTGTGACCATCCATTTACTGAAAATGGTATTATTACCGTTCTTATACTTTTTTGATTAGGTTGTATTTTTTTAAGTTTTCCCATTTTAAATCCAGTTTTTATAGTTTGGTGAGTTAGGATTAGTTTCTAATCTTAGTGACGCTCTACCAGGAAAGTAAAGTTTTACCATATGAAATGGACTAGCTTCCTTTCTTCCGTTATTATTTTCTTGTATCCCAGGAAATACATTGTTAGATGTTAACCTAGTGTCTGATGGATAATTTACATACCATATTTTTCCCGCGTTTGGTGGGCTGAGTACCGATATATACTTTGATGTTTTATATAGTGCACTATATTCTCCCGGTGTACCGAAAAATTTAAGCCCTCCTTTAGATGGCATTACATCCACAAATCTATTTCTACCACCACCTACTCTTTGTGTGTCAAAATATCGTATAGGTTGTCTACCTGCCTTAATACTATTCTCAGTATAATTTACATTTTCTCTGTACCACTTTAATGACGCTATATTCATAATATTTTATATTTCTTGTCCTGTTATTACTTTTCTAAATAAATTCTTCCCACCACTAGTTTGCCATGTGGTTGCTGCTCCTGTTAGATAATTATACCCTCTTGGGTCTGTAGAATGAGTGGCTAAGGTTGCACCGTCTTCCCCATAAAACTTAAACGTCGCGTTATCAAACATTCTATAATAGTTTTCTGAACCAGCTCTTGTATACCCAATAGACTCTTTTACCGCATCTTTGTTGAATATAAAATTAACGGTTACTTTACAAGGTGTGGAATTCGGTGATTCGGCTGAATGTACATTCCAAGTAACCGGAATAGATATATTATACCCACTTACACTAGTACCTGATAGTCCTGCTCTAAACCCTCCTGAATATTTATTAGTTTCCCAATACATGTTATTTTGTCCAGCTATAGTAACAAAAACATCGTCTGCCATTTTATAAGACCTAGTAGCTAGAGTGTAATAAGGTTTTTGTTGGGACACTACTTGGTTGGACTCTATAGCTACACCAGCGTCGCTAGATGGGTATATATTTAGGTATGGTGCAGAAGATTTAAATCCTTGTTGACTTCTAACCCAATTAGATGAATACTCTAGATTACCCATTAACAACCCAAACGTATCCGTTGGGTGGGGTGTATCTGTTATTTCTAGACCTATAGCTCCGTTGTCATTAACAGGGACATATCTATTCCCAACATTTGTTAACCTGGATAATTTTATAGGGTAATATAATGGACTGATGGAAAGGTTATCAGCTATATTCAATACCATTCTACAACTAGGAATTGTGGTACTAATATTATTATATCCTGTATTACCTAATGCCGAGTTATCTAACCCAACCATTGTTTCCATATCAACCGCAGTAACAAAACCTACAAATATATTTTTTATATCATCTACAGATGTGGACCAACCATTTAATGTATTATTCATATTAAATACTGGATAAGCAGTACCTTTTGTGTTCCACGGGTTTGCACCACCAGCATTTATATACCCCATACCAAAAGCAGCGAACCCAATAGAAGCTGCACCAGAACCTAACTTATATTTAGTAAGTTTCTCGTCTATACTTGGGGAGAATAGTAAAGAGAATGGTGATGCTACATTCACACCAGTAATATTAGTCCCTTTAAAATTAACACCATTTTCTTCTCCTCTACTCATAAATGCACCACCTGCTAAAGCTAATGCATTATAATAAGAGTAATCTTTTTGTGGTACTAATTTTATATTGTGTGTATTAAATTCTGCTCCATCATATACTTTAATTGTTTCCCAAATATCTAAATATTGACTTACTCCGTATTCGGATAGCTTATTTAGAAATTGTGAATAATCCTCATTACTTTCTAACCCTAATGTTGTTCCGAAATACGCGTTAGTGTTAGTTACTATGTTGGTGGGGTCAGAAGATAATATATCGTTATGGTCTCCCACATATCTAGACGCTAATAATTTCGTTAGAACGAAGTAATCGTGTAAATAGCAGTCTATAACTAAATTATCCCTATAATACTTTAAGGTATTGTTTGGTTGTCTAACACCTACCGCCACATAACTTCTGTTATATTTAAGTTGTGTTTTCCCTTCTGGGGTCATCCACACTATATTTCTTTGTTTGTACCCAGCATTAACTTCACTTTTGTAAGTATTTTTAACACCAGTTACGTCTGTTAAATACCCCAATTGCGCGGAATTATTAGAACTAGTCGTAGTGTCTGCGTGAGGTTGTGTGTTTCGATAATCAATATCCCCATCTGAAATTGCAAATTTATCAAATAAGTTTATAAAATTACCTCCTTGGCTTATCCTATTACGGCCTTCTTCGGTTAACTCTATAGTTAATGTTGTTGCGGTTTGTCCACTTATATATCCCATACTCTATGCTATTATTATATAATTATCTCATTAATTATTTTATTTAAATACATTTTAAACAATCTCCGCTACATGGTGATAAATCCCCTAATTGTTTACACAATACACAAAACACTTGTTTATCGCTACAGAAATCTGTAATATTTAAATTATTTTCGTTCATACATCTTAAAAAACTACTTAAATCTTTATTGTCAACCTTTCCGTCTCCGTTGAAGTCTCCAACTAATTCACTATCCTTTGTACTACCCCCAAGTAGACTCAGGAATATTTTTAAATCTTCCAAATCTACCCTACCATCTCCGTTAAAATCTGCACAAGTATAACAATAAGATGGAAAATACCTTGTTACTGATTTATCTAACGTCCAACAACTACTCATACTGCCACTATTTGGATTTTCTATCTCCCCTTCTTTTTCCGGCTTTTTATAATTTAACCAAATAGTAGACGATGTTGGGTTTACCCCAACTGAAGTATTGTAGAAATTTAAAACCCCACTTTGTATATCAAACCGTGGTCCTTTCATAATACTAGAGTTTGGCATACCGTAGGTATTATTAAAACTAGTCTCTTCTCCACCTCTAGCGTCTGGTAAATCATAAAAACAATCTTCAGTCAACGCACTGGCCCCCATCTGTGACACACAATCTCCATCACCTACAAATCTACGATAATCAATATCACTATCTGACAACCCAAATTTATCTATAGCGTTAAAAAAACCACCCCCATGACTAAATAAACTTTTACCATAGTCGGTTAAATAAACACTAAATGTATTCCCTGATACACCATTATTATATATATTTAAAAATCCCATTAAAAATCAATAGCTATTGTAAATTGTTGGGTTCCGCTTCTTAAAACCGGTGACTGCAATTTAGCGATAGCCATTAAATCTGGGAATCCATTTTCATTATCAAATAAACCAATTTCAGTTATTTTTATATCCGCTGCTGGACCTGGTGAGGCATTCAAATTATAGTCCACCCAAGTAGGATTTGTTGATGTTAGATATTGATTACTTCCTAGTTGTACAATGTGTTTCATTTCATATATTGTTGCCATAATGTCAGTATCTATTGTACCATATAAAAAGTATTCGTCACCGAACTGTAATTCTCCATTATGTCCATTTTCTGGTATAGTTATAAAATTATTTAAATTATAATCTACCATAGATGGATAGTTAGCACACGCACTATCAGTATAGTCTGCGGTTATATAGAAGGTATGACCAATTAAATTAGTTGCTGCTATTTTATCACCATATGTGTGGTTTGGTATTTCATTTGTAACATCTCTGTATTCCCAATTTGCTGGGTCTAGTGTCGAACCATTAGGAACTAACTGAGTTAAAATATATAATCTATCCGCGTCAAAGCCTGTACCATTACTAGCTAAATCTCTTAAATATGGAAATTCTGAACCAAGTGTAAGCCCAACATCAAACTCTAACTCTCCAATACCCTTAGATTCAGACACATAATAGTTACAATGTAACCCGGTAGTTCCCGAACCAGTATTATGAAATAAATAAGTCATAAATAATTCATCACCTACAACTTGTACAGCTCCTTCTGTACACCCACTTGCACAGGTACTACCTGCTGGGAATTTTTCTGTTTTTGGAGCTGGTAAGGTCCAGTTTCTATTTGATTTGTATGACATTGCTGCTAGTAACTCTTCGTCATCAATTACTAACATCTTATAATCTGGGAATACCTTACCTACACGATTAGGTGTGTCACCACTACCTACATTATCATCCCATAAATGAAAATAACGTAAACCTAAATCATTCATATTTGGATTCATGTTTGATTGCATTACGTGTGGGTTACCTGGAAAAGCGTTCGCATAACCCGGTGGGTCCACATAAAATGTCTGACCTAAAATATTTTCATTACCAGCTCCAGTACCATCACCAGAACCATTAACGTTTTTCTTGTGCCACATTAACCATGGTAAGTGTAGTTTAAAATTTCTTGCTTCACCAATTGTACTTACTGGATTAAACCCGGTAGTTTTCATTGCAAATTTTTCACCGTAAAAATCTGTGGTTGTATTATTGGTGTAGTGAATCATACCTGCACATTTTTGTTCAGATGGTAATACAACTCTAATATTATCAAAAGAATCTAAGTACCACGTACCACCTATTTTCTGAGGGTTATACACCCCTTCAGCTACTTGGTTACTAAATGTTTGTCCATTGTCGCTTTCTAGACCAAAGTACTCTTTTGAACCACAATACCCACTGGACCCATATAAATTTTTATCTTCATAAGTTAGTGTATTTACTCCAGCAACTGTATGGGTCCAATTTATATTCATGTTCCATATTTTAACGTCATCGGTTATACACCCAGCACAATTATTAAATGATAATGTATCGTCACACCAGTAGGTTCCTGTTGTAGCTGTATTATATATACTATTACTAGTAAGTGGGTTAGCAGAAAAAGATGGGTAGACCCTAACATGTGCACAAGTTGCGGAAAGTGCGGACATTGCAGCGTGTGGCCATAAATTAGGTATGTTTCTATCTACAGTTAAATCAACAATAGTTGTTGATTGTGCAGAATTATTATTACCAGCTAATATTTGATAAAATAGTGTTTGTGAAGCTGCGGTATAGTTAAGTTCGTAACAACTATTACCCGAATATTCGTAGGTTATAGAAATTAAATCCCCGACTACTGGTGTGTAGTATTGATTTGTACAAGTACCACTTACTAGTTGTACGTTACTAGTACCTGTCATAGCACTTGGGCATAGGTTCCAATTTGATGATAGTGTGTAATCTGCTCCTGTTTGTGCTGAAAATGATGTGTAACTACCGTTAGGGTTGGTTGTACCACTAAAAAACCCTCTAGCGGTTGCAGTGTTAAACACCTCTGTATGTTCATGTTGTGGTAATGTTGGCCCAAAAGTATCTCCTGTTGAAACCCCACCTAATATAGGGTATTTTATATGTCCTTTATTCTTTTCTGGTTGTGGTAATAAGTTTTGTGCGTTATGTTCTGCTTGTAAAATGTTGATTCCACCTGTTTCATTAGGTAATTGATTGTAACAATCATAACATATTTCACTATCACCTAACTGGAATAATCCTATATTTAATTTACCTTCTGAAAGTTTTTTCCTTCCAGCATCGGTTAATCTAGCTACAATAGCTCCTTGTGTACTGTTTTTAATTATATAACTCATAATGTTTATTCTTTAATTATAAATACATTTTATTTTAATTTATTCCGTATAAAAGTTATCTCTAGTTACAGTAAATTCTACAACCTCTGTTTGAGACTCTGTTATTGTTGTTTCACCGTTAATTAAAGGGTAGTGTCGTCTTATTAATACTATATAATTATAGGTACCAGGTTTAGGTACTATAAGTTTAAATGACGTGGTGATATCACCGACAACATCTACACCACTAGTATAACTTAATTCTTGTATAAGGTTCCCCTCACTATCCAATAATTTCATGATAATATCTTCTACTAAGTTTGTAACTTTATTGTAAGTTACTGGTATAACTGGTTCTTTAGTTAAACTTAACCCGATTACTTGGTATATAGTCTTATAGAATAGTACTATAACATCTCCAGTGTTATATGTACTGGTTGGTAACATTAGTTGTATCTTACTAGGACCAACTTTTCTGTACCCTGACTCGTTTCGTTGTGCTAAACCATTAATAGCTAACATTACCGCACCTACGGATTGTTTATCTAAATTAATATAATAATAACCATTTTCCACATAAAAAGTGTCAGCACTAGAGGTGGCGGTTGTGGCGGGTACGGTTAAAGATTGTGTATACGAGCCACCATTCGCGTCATACATGAATTGTAAAATATCACCATTTTGTACTGTTTCAGTGAAAAATATAACTGTTTTGCTTTCAGGGTAATATCTATAATCACCACTTGCTGGTGTAGTTGTGGTTGCTGAAGTACCACCAACCAATACGACTCCATTTACTGTAACTAATGGTCTGGAGTTTACACTATTTTCTAATGTATGAATATAAGTGGCTGAACTATAGGTGGTAGCGGTACTTTCAGTAAAATAACTAACCCTCTTAGTTTCTATATGGAAACTAGGAGAATACGTACCTAAATTAAAACCCCCTAAGTTCAAATTAATCACTGGGGGATTATTTACTAACGCTATATAAAAGTCTGTGTTAGGATTGATATGTGGTAAAATTGGGTATTGTTGATTATCTACCCAAACATCTGTTTTAGATGTTTTATCTTTAAATAAGTAACTAGCTCTTAAAATATATTCCCACGTACTATTACTACAGAAATTAGATAATGGGATATTAGTATCACCACTTAATAAAACACTTTTACTAGTTTCAACATACTGTTTTGGTAATTTATCAAAAAGTTTTTCGTATTCAGCTACTGATGATAATTCTTCGTTTTCAAATATATATGGATAAATACTAAATTTAGCGTATGCAGTCCCAAAAATCATATCCGTATTATTACCACCAAAATAGAACTGAATGTTTAAGTTTTTGGTTTTGTCACTATTATAGATAGCTAATTCTGGGACCCCACCTTTGTTTTTTGTTAAACTAATATTAGGCCTACTAAGTCCTACTATATTTAGGCTTGGCTCTTCCATATTTTGTAATGTTACGTTTACCCTTGGTTTTACTTGTGGTACACCTTTTTGTGTAGATGTATAAGTGGGACGTGGAGCAGTTTCTATCATATTAGCGGTTGTTCCAGTTGTTGCGGTTATTATAACTTCATTACTTGGTCCGTCATCAAGACCACAATTAGGTGCTACAATATAACTTTCTGATGGTGAACCTGTAAGTGTCATATGGTAGTAACTAGTAGATGGTTGGGATGCTTGTGAGAATCCTATCTGTCTGGACCCCAAATATTTACATAGTGCTTCTTCGTCTGCCCATGTAGGTGCGGATTTTGAACTTCCTGACCAACTAACTTTATCTAATAGATTAAAGTTTATATCGAAAAGACTATTATATGGGTTAACCGTTCCAGCCGCTATTGTCGCACTACCGACACCCATAGTATCTGTAAATTGTATGTTAAAATTTTCCCCCAAATATCCAGACCTAACTACCTTTACCCTTACGGACCCCATACTAGCCCAACCTGATGCTGCACTAAATGGTGTTGTTGGTGGTGCGTTACTTAATACTGTGGTTTTACCATAATTTGGGTTGTTGATACTTGTACATCCTCCGGAACAATTTAAAAACTGAGTGGTATTACTAAGGTTAAACCCATACCCTGTTTGGTAATTATTATGTATGGCGACTGCTCCACTACCGTGCATTGTCATACTTAGTGTGTGAGTTAATCCAGTTATACCATATTTACCTTCTTCGTCTCTAAATGAAGCTAAAATTAAACTGATTGGTGTTGTTGCGGGGTGTGCAGAATTTAGTGATGTTTCCCAAGTATAGTTATTATAAGAACATAAGCTTACCATACCTGTTATTTGGGTATTATTTGTACTACTTCCCATCTTAAACTTTCCAAACGAACCTGTTAAAATACTACTTGCGTCGACTACCACACCTGAACTGTTTACCGTGTAATCACTACTTTGTACGGATACTGGGTACACCCCGTATGTCGCTCCAGTACATGGGGATGAAATAGGGTTACCAGCGTGTCCGTAATCCTGTGTTGGGTTTATTGTAACCCACTTTAATATTGAGTTGTTTGCTGGGTACATCATAACAAATTTATTTATCACACTATTGTAATAAAATTTACCTATGTTTGCGACTACCGCAGAGATAGTACTGGGTCCTAAATTTTCACCTTCACTCATGGTGATAGCACTAACACCAAAATACCAATCATCACCACTATTGGTTTGTCTACTACTGGTTGTTCCTGTATACAACCACGTAAATGGGTTTGATGTTGCAATTGTCCCATCTCCCTGTATACCACTTTCAAAGTACATATTTACACCAGATGAATTTGGTCCCCACCCATTTGTAAACGTTATTTGAGCTGGTGCAAATGGTACATATTGACCCCATTTTGGGAAAATACTGGTTGTGTTAATTTCCCACCCATTAAAAACGGCACTATTATAATCGTATTGGGTACACCCGGTATTATCTGGTCTTTCGGTAACAGTTAATGGCCTATCCTCCACTACAACCACAGAGTACATCCCGTTTTCTATATCAGTAAATTCATGAACTGGGTCACTTTTTCTACCATAATAGGTTTCTATTAGACTATTATTCCTATATAATTTATATTTAAAAGTATTAGTTTCGGTAAATGATGTACTGATGGTTATCGTCCCTAATTTATTAGGGTTTGTTATAACATCATCATTTGTTAGGGTGGCACTAATACTTGGTTGTGTGACCCCACTAATAATTACTGAAGTTGTTCCCGTATTACCCGATACATCATTAATAATCGCTTCGTACTCACCTACACATAAATCTGCTATATCAAATGTTGATGCTGAATACCCATTTACACCGGACCATGATAATGTATAAGGGGGTGTTACACTAGTAGTGCCAGATACCTGTGTATTTAAAACACTACCATTACATTGCCCACTAATACTATGTGTTAATGTGTACCCCACCAAAACTATATTTCCACTAGTTGCCATTTATCTATTTTTTAACTTTCTCTATGATATGGACTCCATACCTAACTTATTATCTTAGCTAAACAAGGTAACTTGTTGGATAAACACATGCCCTGACTTGCACACCAATACTCACCTTTATTACATATTTGTTGTTTTTCCGTCACTTTGTTAACTTTTTTTCTTTTTTCATCAATAACCACCGACGAATTACTAGCGTAAGTAGGTTTACATGCAGCTTTACACACATCTAAACTACTATAAACCCCATCTACCGATAAAAAACACTCACCATTAAAACAACCATATAGTGTTAGGTTATCACTACTAGGTGGTCTATCAATTGGTGGTTCACCAGTATTAGATTTAACTATATTTGTTTTTATAAGCCCTTTATAATTTATCTTCTTAGTTTTATTGGTTGTAAGTGTGTTAACTTCCTCTTCGGAAGTTAAGTCCCAGTTGGTCGCTTCTTGTTTACAATTACCTACGATAACTGGTCTACAACTAGAGTTTAATGACTGACAATATTTTTTAGCTTTTTCAATACAGTTACCACACTTTTCAATGGTTAAATCTTTAAAAACATTACTAGTGGAAAAAATTGTATCTAACTCTAATTCTTCTGCCACCAGTGAACTACATTGGCAATAATACTCACAACCTATTTGATTGGGAAGTCTTGTTGGTGCAGGGTTTGCGTGTGATGTGTCAGAGACTATACTAATATCCCTACCATTTATTCTTATCTTTTTATCAATATTAACCAATTTCCAATCTTCTGGTTTAGTTTTATGTATAATATCATATGCAGAAAGTAATTTAGCTCCACTACATGGTTTGAAAAACCCACATTCTGGTGTGACAACGATATAATGTTCTAATACCCCACCAAAAAAGTTTCTAAATTTATTTAGTATAATATAGGATTGTGATAATTGTGGGAACTTATAATCACAGTTAGGTCCATAGTCATTATTATATGTTGGTAGGTAAAAACAGAAAATTCCATTATTTTTCATAGCAGTTAACTTACTACTATTATTTAATGTGTAATCCTTTATAGTATTATTTTCTATAAGTTTTTGCCAATTATTTGTTGGGTTGTTGGGCACTACGTCCCAAACTAATCTATCATGTGGACCACTAGAGTCTGTAAACCTTAAAGACCTAAAGGTTTTTGCGTTAACAGTAGGTACCTGTATATTACCACAATCTTTATCACTAATATATAATACACCTGGTAGTGTGGTTGGTCTTGTGGTATTACCCACTTTCATATTAAATGGTTTTGATGATTTACCAGCATCAAAAAATAAATTTTTAGGTACTAGTGCCTCAGCTGATTTTATCCCTCTAAACCAAGGAGCTGTTAATTTATTACCTTCTACATCTAATTCATGGCCCAAATTTATATCTATATTTGTATTACCCCCTAACCCATAGGACCCTCCTTTTGTAATGGTTTCCCAATTACTGTTATATATTAATGTTACGGTTTCACCACTTGTTAAATTTATAAAACCGGTATCAACACTAACAGGTATTTGGTTGGTAAAGATAGTACTAGCTGATGCCCCACTTAAAATACATGAGTTACCACCCTTAATAAACATGTCATTTTTTGTCACATCTAATGTTAAGTATGCTTGTGCATCACCGTCTTCTTCACTTCTTAAAACTTTAAATTCACTTAAAACCGTTTGGTTATTTCCTGAAGCGTCGGTTTTTACTATTGACACTGTAAAATCGAAATCTATGATTCCTGTATTGTTTGGCATATCACTCACCGAATCACCTTCTTTATATCTATATCCTGGATGGTATTTAAAACCTGTGTCTTGTACCACAGTATTGGTTTCATCCTGTCCCGCTTTAATTATTGATGTATTTATTAATCTTTTTATTTCGTAGTCTGTGGATGGGTAATCACCCATACTAGTGGGGTATGTTCTATCTAAATAGTAACACCATTTTTCATCAGTATAACTAATTTGTAGATAACTTTTATAAGTGAACCTGAATACACCAGATGTGTCTGCGGAATAAGATGCGTAATTATTTGGTGTGTCGGTGTTTATTCTTAAGTTACCACCATTTTTAATATATACATTAGGGAACGCATATGGTGCATAATCTTTACTAACATCATCTATTAATGGTAATAGTGTTTCTCTTTGTATATTGGTGATTGGTATGGTAGTAGTTGAAGCAGAGAATGATGTAGCTGATAGGTGTAAATCATAAGTCTTATTTTCTTCATATAATAAATTGGTCGCTGTAACCGCGGAATAGACCTCATTAGGTTTATTACTATAGGTTGTAAAAAGAAAATCACTACTACTATCTTTATCTATTGGTGCATATTGGTATAATTGCGTTAGTAGTTGTTGGTTTTTGGTGTTCGCATCCTTCCCTGTTACTACTTGAGACTTGGATGTTACATGAAAGTCACCTACATATCTACCTCCTGATGGTAATACATATTCACCCCCTAAGGTAGATAAACAGTTTTCTTTACTAATATTTTTTTCATTAACCCTAGTTCGTTTATTAGGGCATACCAATATTGATGATAGGTCACCGTCTGATTCATATGAAAAAGTAACGTCATTAAAGACATGTAGGTTTGAACGTTCTAACCATTGAGATAGTTTAGAATAGTTTCTATCCACTAAACTTACTGTACCTTGTGTGTTAATTGTTGGGTATTGTTCTATTTTCCCAATCTGTTGTTGTTTTAACTTATCTGTAAAAGATTCTAGTTGTGCTTTACTAGTAAATCGTAGACTCATACACTTATTACTACTACTAAAGATTTTATTTTCTCTTAGTTCATTAACCCAATTTAAAGGATATATTTCTTTTCCTTTATGCAGTATTTTTTTACTTTTTTGTACTTTCCCACCTATTATATTTCTAGAGATATTATATGGTAATTCTATTATATTAACTGGTGCTAGATTAAGTGAACTTAAATCTGTGGTAGCTACTATATTATTAGTAATCGTAAACACATTACTATCTATTAGTTCTAAAGCGTCTGCGTTAAAATTCTGTGGTATTAATTGTTTCTTATAATCATATAACATTTCTCTAGAAGCTAAGTCTGATTGGTTTAGTTTTATATAACTAGTTTCTAGTGTTATATTTGTAGGTTCGTTTATTATCTGTTCTGGTATTTCCATCCCTACTATATCACCCTCTAAGTTAACCATCTTTTCCAGACTTATTTTAAACCCTAACGATGTGGTATATTGTCCCCCGGTTTCCACATATATATCCATATCAAATGTTAGATGTTTTGTGTTCTCCAATAATTTGGTGCCAGGCAATATCATTTGTATTGTGTGGTTTTTCCCTACTGTTGGGGTTGTGAACGGTCTTAAAGCTCCTGTAGACCTGGACTGTTCAACCATAGTTGTGTTAAAATAGTTTTTGTGTGATAAAAAAGCTCCAAACTGAGTTCCTTTAATTGTTTCAAACCCAAATACCCCTTTACTGGTTTTAAAAACTTCTAGTACAATTGGTGCGTTATGTGTTGCAAATAAAGGTAAGTAACTATGCCTTCTTATTCCTTTACTGTCAAACATTAGGAACATTCTTTGGTTACCGACCTTATCCTCTTGTATAATGGTATCCACTAAGTGGGTTGTGTCATAATGAAGTTCTAAACATCTAGTTTTATTATAGGTTCTAGTCGGTAGTGTGGACTTTATAGGAGAATCAACCGTACCTGACGCTAGAAAATTAAATCTAATTTCTTTAGTTAAGATTTTAAAATCTACCTTACTTCTATATATTTTATTATTATCCATATTGTCTAATACTTACTTCCTCTATTTATACTTGGGGTTGTACCTGGTGATACGTCTAAAGTTGTACTATGTAGCCCGGTATTTAAAGTATACTGATTTATCCATTCAAGACCTTCTGTCCCAAATTCTTTTAACCCACTCACACATAATAAGTTAGTTGTGCTACCTTGTTTAGTATAAAGTGATTCAGCTTTATATAATAATTTATTACTTTTAAATTGGTTTGCTAATAAATTTGTTTTTTCACTTACTAGTGTACTACCGAATAAATTACCATAATTATTTATGTTATAACTATTAGCGTACGTTGATACTGGGTTTAGTGTTAAACCACTAAGTATATTGTTATATCGTTTACTACCTGGTGTTGGTAGTGATGCTGGTGGAAATCCTATGGACGCTCCCATAAATAATGGGGCGGGGTATCCTGTATATCCTGTTGGGGATACCGTAAATGTGGTTGTTAATGCACTAGCTATGGTTACCCCTGTCATATCATAACACCTATAAACAAATTTATCTCTATGGAATACGGAATTCTCCACCTTTAAACCACTAGTCCATAATGTAGTAGTTGGGACCATCTGTTCTATTATCTTTATCCAATAATCACCCATAGACTCCGCATAGTCTAACATTTTTGTATATGTGTATTTATTATTGTCCCCACAATTAGTATATAAGTAATCTAAGTATAGTTGTTGCAATGTTGGGTACCCACCTGTTTTCCCATCATTAATTGTCATTCTATTTTTAGTATCTATAAAAAATTTCCAAAAATGACTTAAGAAACTTTTAAAATCATATTTTTTTGCGTTTATTTGTGGGTTGGTAGAGTCCCATCTCCCACCAAATGATGGATATGGTGATGGTAAACTTCCTCCACTAAATACACAGTTATTTTGTACTGCTTGTTGCCATACGTCATATGTTAACCCTTGTCCTATATTTAAAGCTAAATCAACATTTTTAACATTTATAACTAATTTTTCATTTCTCGTTTGGTAGTACGCGTCCCTATTGTTAAACGAAAAATCTCTAGTTTGTAATCCTGGTTTAAGTAGTGACCAAGATTTCTTATCGTCAATTGCTCTAGTTAACCCAAAACCAAAAGACATATGTGGAAACCTCCAAAATCTATCTAAATAAGGTGTATTTACATCATTAGAATATTTACCCATGGTCCAGAACCCACCATAAGTAAATTCACTAAATTTTGTTGCAATATAAGGACTACAACCACTTAATACTGATGTAGAAGCACTACTTTGTCCTGAAATAAAATCTGTATTGATAATTACACTTGATTTGTGTTCCTCTGTTCTTTCAAACCACCCCGCTCCTCTTTGGAAGAAATAGTTATTAGTTATTCTTGGTTTTTTCGGGAACCCATCTTTATCAATAGGATAATCACTTAATGTGAATGGGTGTTCTGTTGTACCTGTTGCGTTATAAAAAGTATTAAATAATGGGGAGTATTTTAGTGTTTTGTTTGTATAACTACCACCAGATATTACTTGCCATTCATTATGAAATCTACTATTACAACTTAATGAAGTTGTGGTTGTAGAGGAGCTAGTCCCTGAGGAAGAATTTAGTGTATTGTCGTTAATTGGGTATAAACTACATAGGTTTATCTTAGCGTCTGCTAGTACTACGTACTCGTTAAATTCTACTAAAGCTGGAGGTGCTCCTAGTAACGACAGTAAAAATTCTATGGACTTTCTAGTACCTTTTGACCTAAATAGGTATGATGTATTCATCAATATTCTTCTATATAGTTCTACATCTAATTCTGCTGGTGTTTTACTAACGCTACTTCCTGAAAACAATGGTTTAGTTACACCTAATACACTATCTAAGAAATTTTTATTATCTAGTGTTGATGGGGTTGACCACCCTAAGGTACGTGCAAAATTCTTAATTAACTGGTTTGGTATGTCATTCTTACCGTCATACGTAACATTGGTCATATACGCAATTCCATCTACAAATGTCTTAATATCATCAAAACTTCTTCCATATATTTGTAGTGTCTTTTCTATTTTTTGGTTTGTATTATCGAATTCTTTAAGGATTGGTGAAGTTAGGAATCTTGAGATTAGGTTTGTTTTTTCTCCATCTATCTCACTTCCTAGGTCTGATAAGGAAACTATATAATCAGTATAAGCACTTGTAGTGGTATCTATATTTATCCTATCCTCTAGTGGCCATGTTTTATTTGTTTTCACATAAAAGCTTTTTCCTTCGTTGGTTTCTCTAACTAATTTAAATGTAGCTGTGTATATTGGGGAGCATTCTCTATTTAATAAAAAAGCTTCTATATCTTTTAAGTCGTTAAAAAATTCTTCTGACTTAGTCGTGTTGGGTGTAATGTAGTAAGTACTAGTTGTGGTTGTAGTGGCTGTATTTGTAAACCAATTGAATGGGTTTCCTTTTACGGTTAGTTCTATAAATGTTGTATTAATGGTTTGTGGGACTAAATTAATTATTTTATAATTTTTTTCACCTAAAGCCCCACTAAAAGTAATAACATAATCTTTAAACTCAGTTGTTAAATTTCTTAATTTATTAATAGAGCCATCAGAAATCCTAACTACTGTATCTGCTGAATTACCAAACATCTCTAAATTATTTAGTAATTGTTGTGGTGTTAACCCTAATTGTGCTAAAGAACCGTTAGTGGTAAATTCTATGTTAAATGGGTTGGATAATCGGTTTACATTTACCCTAAATGTAGTTTCATCATTTATATTATTATAACCAATATTATAAGCTGTTGTGTTACCAGATATATAATTCTCGTCCATACCGTCGGCAAAAATGGCCCCAGGAAAAAAATTTACTATGTTTTCTACCGCAACACTTAATCGTTTGGTGAGTGACCCATATAAAACAAAACTACTGAGTTCGTTAGTGTCATTATTTACAAAAATTTCTAAACTGTTCTTAACGAAAGTCTTAGCGGTATTTTCATTGTCTAAGTCTAGAGACTCTAGTGTAATTGGGCTAGTAAACACACCTAGGTTATACTCAGTACTAATAGGTCTACTATAGTCTTGAGCTACCGTAAAGGTTCCTGTAGTCATTAATGATGAACCGTCAGTGTATTGATTACCGACTAGATTGTCACTAAACGTATCACCTCCGTGTCCTGGTGCTGGTGGGTATCTAAATCTATTACTTGCCATTAGTTGTATTTTATATTATATTTGTAAATCTTTTACTAAAATCTATATTATTTCCACGGTTTTGTTTTACCTCATATAATTGGTCGTTAAATTGGTCTCTTACCTCAAATAAATCATATTGTTGATAGATGTTTTGGTTACCACTTAGGTCATATATTGTGTATATTCCGTCATCTATAGATTTAGTTTGGTCCCCATAAAGTGCAATTGCTAGGGTTTCAAAATCGTGGTCCACCATCTCAATATCTAACACTGTAGGGTTAAAGTATGTATTGGTTATTATAATACTTTGTCCTGGTACACCTATAAATGGTATAGCGTTAGGGTTGTTAGATGGTGCACTTGTAGGTGTTAAAGTACAGAAAATCTTTGTTGTTGGGGTGTTTGTATAAACATATCTAGGTGATACTTGATTTGGGTTTGTTAAATCCGCAGCTACGGGTTCACAATAAAAATTAGATGTTACTATTCTGAAAAAATTATGCACTTTTCTTCCACTACCATCAGCGGCTATATATTCAATTCTGTACCCTACTAACGCTTGAGAAGCAAAGGTTGCGTGAAATTGTGCTGGGATACTATTTAAATCTAAAACCAACCCTTTCACATTAGGTAGTGACGCTAATATACCACAATCTATTATTGTAGTCCTAATCTCAACCGGTCTAATATATACTGTATATATTCCTGTGTTTGCGAAAATATTAGATGGTAATTTTAAATCATATAACCCACCTAAAACTTCACTAGGACCCCCACCTGTCGCTAAATTATGAAAATGGGGGGTAAGGACCGAAGTTGCGTTAAGTTGTGTTATACTAAAGACATTTGTGGAGTCTCTATTTGGGGTGTAGTGTACTATGACTTCTGCGTCTGTTGGTAAAACATCTGCTGGTCTTTTTATTCCGTATGCTCCTAATGCCATTTTTTATGCTTGTTTATCTATCTTATAATACCCATGACCGTGTAACTCTAATTCACCTAAATTAGGTGTTTGGCCTAGTCTTTGTGGTTTTTCAAAAACTGTAACTTTACCTCTTTCAATAAATATATTGGACCTAGTCTCTGGCCTTTCACATACATTCATCAAAACTTCCTCTTTTGTGAGTGGTGGTATACACCCAGGTGATTTATAACCTATTTTATCAAAACTTGTTCCCATACTTTATTTTATAATAAATATCTAATACTTAATTTATATTACTTTTAACTTTATCAGTTCATACATTTACAATATTCCCAATTCCAATACCATCCACGTCCACAATCTTCAGTTTGTATACACGGTGCTGCTGAATCCATTGGGCCTATTATATTCGGTAACTCACAGTCACATTTGGTGTAGTTAAATGTCTCACCGGGTGGACAACCTTGTGGTGGAGGAACACAGTTACAACAATTTTTTGTGTCACTAGCACACCCACCATAAGTTGCATACCCAGAAGTTGCGTTCGCGTCCCAAATACAACTACATGGGACTTGGGAGGCTAGTATAGCATTTTTATCTACTGATTGATTTGAGTCACTAGTAAGAGAAGGTTGGTTACCAACAACACAACGAAAGAATCCTTTTGGTGGTGCTACACAATTTGAGGATAGGTGACAGTCAGTTTGACTTGTAAATTGTCCACCGGCCATAATTACACATGTTGGGGGGAGAGTAGAATAGTTACATCCCCACATTGGTTGGCCGGTATTGGTACAAGGAACAATTCCTGTGTCAGTACAGCTCATCCACCCATAATAATTACCATACAAGTCTGGACCTAATCCCCAATATTGTCCACCATATAGTGAACATGGTTGCAACCCAGAAGATGGGTCATTAGTCCATGCTCCGTTCTCTCCTGGTGAGGTTTGATTTGGTGAACCTACACAACAATAACAACATCCATTATTTGGGTCTACAACACACATACCAACACCGTAGTGATAGTTCCATGCCCACGGTTTGAATTGTGGGCTTATTTGTGTATAATTTCCTGACGCGTCCCACCAACCCATATACGGTAGTAGGTGAGTTACACAATCATCTTGACATACATTGTATGGTTCCTGTTCACAATCTGAGGGTGTGTTATCTACATTAATATTACAAGACTCCCAATGTGCTCCATTTGGGAGTTGTACATTTAGATGTTCTGGTGGGAAGTATCCAGCATTACATAGTGTTGCACTAAGAATACTTTGTGGTTTTTTAAAGGTTTCTGGTTCAGGATTAGTTAGACTCTGAATAATTGGTGGTTTACATTTACATTCTGACCAACTCCATGACCATCCTGCTGGACACATAGTTTGTACACATTCTTCTACACAACAATAACAACATTCTAAATCTTTACATATACATGTTTCATAATGAACGGTCCAGTCGTGTGCTACCCCAGCACTATCAGTATTTATACTTAAAAAATAATCATGGATTGTTGTGTAATCATGTGGGTTACCACCATTACCAGCTCCTGTTTGTCCCATAGACCAACCATTCCACGGTACCCACCACACCGCAGGGTAAACAACTGCATTATTAAGGTGTCCCACTAAGTCACTCCAACCGTATGCTTGCATACTTGCTAGAGTACCAACATATAGTGGGTCACCTGGAGTTACTAATGGTCCGGAATCTATGGTAACATAGTCAACATAATGAAGACCCAACCCATTAGGTCCCTTACAAGTATTACCCCATGCTGTCATACCTTCAAATTTATATTGTGCAAACGCTGCTCCCTGCCATGCAGGTTGTGATGGTAATGAAAATATTACTTCAACTATATTATTAGGCATACTATTCCATATATTCTGTGGGAATGGTGGGTTAGTTATAAGTATTTTATCACCGCAATTTGTATCAAACGTTGTTGGTGGGATGGATATACATTGGTTTAGTTGGTAATTTAATGCGGCGTCCCATACTCCTACATACTGTACTGGCCCCGTTAGTGATGATGCTAGTGTTATACCACAATCTTCACACCCTGCTGGGTCAATAAAATCACATGGAGCAGTATTATTAGCGAGAGCTGTAGTACAGTCAGTGAATGCTACGGGACCTGTAAAAAATCCTGTTAGTGGGAACGGGTCATAACACCCTAGAACTTGGTCACAATCATATGTTTTTAGGGGAGAATTCCCACAACAATTATTTACGTCAGTTAAACAGTTTGACATATTTAAGTAACAATTAGGTCCTGGAGCTGTACATAATAGGTTAAGGTTACAATTACATATTACATTATTACCACCGGGAGGCCCAATTATCACCTTCTTCTCACAACTATAGTACTTAGTTTGAGCTGTATAACAACAAGTAAGTGGGTCATTTTCACAGTCTGGTAGTGTAGCGTATCCAGTTACCGCGAGAGGGTCCCACTGACAACCACAGTCTGGGTTACAAATGTAGAAACCTGTTGGTTGTTTAAAACAACATTTTCCCACAGGGCCTGGGTCACTTTGACAATCTATCATACTACTATATCCCACAGCCGCGGTTCCTGAATACGTACAATAACATGGGTTAGGAAATGGAACTTGCACACACACATAATACCCCATACCACTAGTGGTCGCTGAACAACAATTTTGTGGGGGAATCATTTGTCCAGCTAGTATACAGTCATTATGAGTAGGATAAGGACCTTTAGGGTCTTGTATACAGTCACAACGTTTTGTAATAGGGTCCCGCTTACAATCCCATCTAATTTCAGGGTCTGGTTCTTCACCACAACAATTTGTAGTATCTGCAGTACATAATATATCGGTAAGATATCCTATCCCTGGTAAATTACCAACTGTATCTTCAACACATAAACATGGTGGGTGACAACATTTTACGGCACCAATTCTATCACACGAATCCGGGCCACCAGGACATGGAAACTGTCCGTAATTTAACTCCTGATAAATAACGTGATTTAGACTAGATAGTCCAACTAGGTATCCATTTTCTACACCTGGACCTGGTGGAAGACCACTAACATAACTTGCGTTAACCCCAGCTGCTATAGCTCCATTTATATAGTCAATCCAACTAGTAAATGGTGTTGGTCCACCATTAACCCCATTTATGGTTAGGTTACTTATTGACTCAATTGTTTTCATCTCACGTTGTCCAGTACCATCACACCCACTACAACACCCCGGGACGTTTTGAAAAGTTTGTGGGCAACTGTTGTTTCCAACCCCATACTTATAATCAGAAAATACTGCATTAACACCATAAGTTAACACTAAAGCTTGTATAGCTGTTTCATTATTTATCCAACAAGGATACCCAAATATAGATGACCAATTATTAACATTATCAAGACCAGGCCCAGAACCTGTGTAACTGGAAGCCTGTATTGCACCATTAGCCCAAGTAAAGCTATCTGTAAACCCAATCATATTTTGTTTATTTGTTATAGAAAATTCTGTTTTTTGTGTACAAAAATTATCATACGGTAAAGTAACATCTTGAATACATTTCCATTCGTCTCTTGGGTCTATATAACAGCAGTTGTTGTTTGTTGTATCGTTTTGACAATCCCCTATATTTGCCCACCCACTAGTTGCTAATGGGTCATAGTTACAGAAACAGTTTTGACCTGCTGGTTGTTCACACACCCAAAAACCTGTAGGTGGGATATAACAACAACTGTTTACATTATTTTCACACAGACCTAGTGACGTATAACCTGCGATTGCTAGTGGGTCAAATGTGCAGAAACATGTTGGTGAATTACTGTCATCACATACCCAAAACCCACCACTTTGAATAATACAATTATCGTCACAAGGAACCCAAACTAATGTACCTGTATTTGGGATTGGCATTCCTGCTGGAGGTCCTAGGAATGTTGGTTGGTTTCCTGTTACGTTACCTAAATATATGGTATAGTAATAATAAGGGTCTATATCCCAATATACCCCAGTACCACTATAAACATTAACATAACAACAAGTTTGTAAATCGTAAGTAAACGTAACCACATCTCCTGGGCTATACCCTTGTTGATTAACCAGTGAGACACTACTAGGTACCCATGGTTCGGCACCAACACTCATTGGGTTTATATTTTGTGTGGCGAGAGCCCAACTTGTACCATTCCAAACCTGGAAACTTACACTTACATTAGTTACACACTCATAACATGTACAACAATACTCATCATCAGCAAAAAAGATTAGTGGTGGTACAGACGCTAAACAGGTACTTAAGTCTGTATAAGTGTTACATGTTAATGGTATAACCGAATTAACAAAATTACAAGCACATGTACTAAAACCACCTGGTTCACATGGACCACAAATAAAATTACATACTTCTAGACAATCATTTGAATTGAAGTATGGCCCTGAAGCGTATGTTGCTGGTGGTGATGTTTGGTTGTAACTACTACACCCGTTAACTGCATCACAATACCATACAACAACAGTAGCTGCACTACAAGGATACCAACCGTAGAATGTAGTTGTATTACTTATACAATCAAATACATTAACTGCGGTAGGTGATAAATTATTACCTGCTGTTGTAGCACTACACGAAACTTGGTTCCAAGCTAGATTGTCACAGACACAACTACCAGCTGGACAAACATCACAACACCACCTACAACTATTTTCACAAGCTACCTGGGTTGGGAATCCTACTGCACCTGATGAGAAATTTGCGGAAGGTGGTCCTCCTATTCCCCATGCCTGTGTTTGGTATATAAAAGTCTGTGAGGCCATAAATGTGTCTGTCACACAAGGTGAGTCTAAAGCCCCAGTATATAATCCAGCAGCAACCCCTGCTTCGTCACAGAACCATGTAGATGCTGTCACACCTGAACTACAAAAACAATCATTAGTGTTTTGCCAACATTGATATGCTGAATTGTATGTGTTTGGTCCGACTGGTATTAATGCATTAAATTGACATTGTTGCCATCCGTTTGGGTCACATTCCCACGTACACCATTCTTCACAATCAGCAAGACTAGTAAATGGTCCAGGGTATAATGGGTCACCTGGTGGTATAGGGAAACAACCCCCAGGGTTACTTGGGTTGGTAGAGCAATTTTGTAAACTATCACAATACCATGTCATTCCTGATGGACAACAATCCAAAGTTGGGAATAGGTTCATACAATCAGTATATGAAGCAAATGGGAATAATGGGTTAAATATTCCTGCTGGTACTGGTGGGTAGGTTGGGTATGGTGGTGCGATAGTATTTACATTGGTGTTGTTTAAAAAATCTTGTTGTACGACGCATCCTGTCTCATCTATGGTAAGGGGGTCATTATCCAAATCACCACAATAACAACTTGCCATACACTCCGACTCACAAGTACTAGACGTATAACAATTTTGTGCTGTTTGTACAGCTAAACTAGCTGGAGCAATACATGGTATACCACTTACAATAAGTGAATTCTCACACCCATCCACAGTACATTCATATGTGGACCCACTAACACTACCAAGACATGTTTGACAACCTAATGGGGGTACTCCTGGTGTTTTAAGACATTTTTCCCAACAATTTGGTGTACCGTTAGGTGCAAATGGGTCTCCTCCAGGAATACCAGTGTTTGTTGGGTCATTACAATCATAAAAACCAAAATTAAAAGTACATGTGCATATGTAACAACATAGTGGGTCTGAAGGGTCTGCCCAAGATACTATATCGTCTTGTTGGTAATTGGTAAACATACTGTCCCAACTACCCATATCATTAAAATTACTGGTAATACCAGAGCAAGCACACTCACAACCTGGTTCATCATCACATGTACCATATGGATTGCTTAACGTACAATCTACCATAGTACAGTATGGTATACCTGGATTTGGTATCATAGGATTATAGGTATAGCATGTGCCGACCATAGCCCCAAATTGGTCATACATACATGGATAATTACCCAATGGTGGTACTTGGTTTGTTGGTGTTGGTCCTGGGTTTATTCTTTGGTCGTCTTCACAATTAACCACACAACATGTAGTAGCTGTACAACATTCCTCAAGAGTATCATAGATACCTCCAGGACTTGGGAACCATCCTTGGGAATTTTGCCAGAAAGTATCAGCTGACATACACATCCCTATACTAACTAAAGTACCACTACCGTCGTCTTCCAACCAACAATCCCATCCTCCATCACAAGGACACTCCAAGTCACAGTCAGCTTCTTCTAAGTAAGTGCCTAGTGCTGGGTTCGCTCCATATATACCCAAAGGATTTGGAGCTCCAGATAATGTAGGGCAGCACTCATGAAATTTGCATGGACATCCTGGTTCGGTTTGGTCACAGTACCAACAACCATTACACTCAGTACAACCAGAAAGGCAGGCCATTATAGTAGTGTAATTACCACAACCAAAACCATTATAACACGGTTCACATGGTGTGGTTCCTGGTAATGGTGGAATTACTGTAATAGGAAGAGTATATGGTATATAAGGGTTTACACAGTTATAAGCACATACAGCAGTATATGGAGCTGTTAATGGTATTCCATAAGACCAAACACCAGTTGAAGCACTGTATTCGCACTCAGATAGAGTCAGACTTTGCCCTGGTGTTAATTGACATCCTTCGTCACATGTCCAGAAATACCCCATTGTATCACAACAAGCAAATTCACAAGGAATGGAACTATTAAAGTATGGTGATACCCATAAATCATGATTATTAGCAATCCATGTTGGTACATCTGGTAATGGTGATGGTGGTAATGAACTATATATATTGGTCATTATACTAGTATAACTCCCTGGGTCACTTTGTGATATGCCGGCAGCCCAATCATATGCACATGATATCACTGAACAACAAGGCCCTCCTGTAGGTGTAGTACATGACCACGCATCTGGGTCACACTGTACCGTACAACCTGTCTGTGAATCAAATAACACACCGTTTCCTATAGGACCTAAAGTAAAATAAAGTGGGTCTGTGTAGGTTAATTCAGTACACCCACTACAACCACTTAAACAATACCAAGCGGTATCTGCTGAACATTCACCAGTATTAAAAGAATCTATACATCCTTGGTTACTACCATAAAATGTAAAACTGTTAGGTGTCTGTCCGGAAATCATTTCACATATTAGTGGGCCAGGATTTCCTAAGTCTGTAGGACATATCCAACTTACACAACCTATATAATCCCAACTAGATGAATTTGTTAAGGCGGTAGGTGGTGGTGCTGGAGCTACCATATCTACGAGAGCTTGAAAACAGTCTCCATTTGGTCCTTCAACAAATTGTCCAATGTAATAGTTATTTCCTGGTATATAAATTCCACCATTCATATTTTGCGGTCCTGCTGAGGTCGTAAATTGTATTGGTGTTGTAGGATTGCCCGGCTGTCCGCCTAGGGACATATCATTACATGGTGTTTGAGTACCTGGTGGACACGCTACACAATCTGGTGAACACGCTTCCCAAATATGTGTAGAAGTTATAATTCCAGTGTTAGGGTCAATATCTTGATAAACTGCGGATGAAAGCATTAAAGCTGGTGGTGTTCCTGCCCATGGGTCTGGGGTTGTACTTGTTTGGTCTATGGAGTGTACCGCCATAAAACAACAACATGTGTTATATGTTTCGTCATATATAATATCACCTACGGCATAATCCACAAATTGACTCCATAGCCCTTGATTTGTATTAAAAGCTATTGGGGTTGGCATAAACGTTACCCTATCCACATATTCATCCTTTGTTTCACACCAAACACAGTCTTCGTCCGGGCATGGGGCACATTCAGCACCACCAAACATATTAGCGTTAATACCACAACTAGTAGCTACAAAAATAGTAATCCCATTAGTAAAATCGTAAAACTCTATTGGTGTGTTGTTAAGTCCTGTAGATGTAACAGTATAACCTGTATACGTAGGTGTCGCAGCAAATATTTGTCCCTGCATACCTTGTTGTATCGTACCAGTTATTGGGTCCTCAACATCACCACCTATAGGTACCCACACACCTAACACGAAACCAGCTGCTAAATCTGGGTTTGTAATAACTGAACTATATGTTTGAAAGGTTCCTAGTATACTTTCTGATACACCACTAAATTCAAAACAGGTGGTAGGTGAGTTTGCACTATACGCGTTAATATCTATACCTGAATCTAATGGCCCCCAATCTTGTAGACCAGCAGACGTTGTATACATTAAATTCCCCAGTGGGTCAAATACTTGAACTGGTGCTGGTGGGTATGCTACCATTAAAGAAGCGTAAGATAAAGATGGGGTAGTTATAACTTTAGTGGTTTTCATCTTTCCCCAAGGAGTGTCTTGTGTAAGAATAATCTTTCTCTGTATCGGTGTAGAAGGTGGGAAAGTATAGTTACCGGTTAGATTAGGGAATTGTAATGTTTCACAACCACCAGCACCAAAACATATCGGGTCCAAACAATCACACCCCATCCAACTTATTGTAAAAGGTGAGTCTTGAAATGTCTTATAGTAACCAAAATCAGTAGTGTTAGTTATTCGTATATCCAACCCAGTAGATGTCATAGAGGAAAATACAAAATTATTAAAAATGTCTTTTTGTTCTACATTACCATCCCACATAGAATAGTGACCTATATCATTAAAGTCTTGAGAAAGCATAATTGTTACTTGATTTACATTCTCATCTAAATAATTAACACAATTACATGGTGGGGCCATATTAGCTGTTAAATTAATAGCTACTTGAGTATGTAAAGGGAACCTTATATCCGAACCTGTTATTTGGTATATGTCAATTATTTCATTATAACTTCCAGTTGTCACTGTAGAGGCTGAAGTGGCTTTTAACCCCATAAACATCATATATAGGTGACCGTCTAAACTTATACATTCTGTAAACCCTACTGTTGTTGGACTTACGTAGATTGTATCCCACAAAATAATACAAGGATTTGTGATTGAGCAATCCATCAGTTCTTGTGGGAAAGTACTCATATCCCCACTTAAAGCTTGGTCCACCATACTATAGGTAGAATTATACATAGTCATCCCTGAACAGTCATAACTAGTGTTTATAGGCCAGTAATTAGTTCCTCCACTACACGGAATACTCCCGTATGTTGCTGTTAGTCCGGATGATGGCGGTCTCTTTATTCTTATTTTTTGTATTTCCATATGTTACGTTGCTATATATTCATAAAACATTATTTCGTCTCCAACCATGGTCCCTGTTTGGTTTGATACAACCCCTGACATAATATTTAAACTACTAAATGGGTGTACCGTGTATCTATATTTTGGTGGTGCGTTACCACTATCTATTTTAAGTATGACTTGGTAGAAGAACCAATCCTCATACGAATAAGGTCCTGGAACAATGGCACCTGTCCCGGGATTGATTGGGGCTTGTGTTACCATTCTAATTACTTTTCCGTCTTTTGCGTTATAAAATTTACAACTCATATAGAATGAAGTACCAGTAAATAAATCTCTATTTTTTAACCATTGTATATAATAATTTTCATTTTTTCCTTGTTCCGGGGATAAGATTGCGTCGGGTACGTATACACCGTACATAGGCATTGGTGTTGGGATTGGTGGTAGGTTAGCCATTTGTGACCAGTATTCTACTGGGTCTTCGGAGAATGATATTAGTTTTTGTTCTTTCCTACAATTATTCGCTGGCATCACACTAGTAAACATTAGTTTTTGTTCTGATTTAACTGGTGAGTCATAAAAGTCAAATTTAAAAAAACTATTTTTAAATGATTGTCTAGTTCTTGCTAATTCATAATCTTTATACCCTAAAATATTAAAGTCGTCATAATAACTACCCGCTGAAAAAAATAAGAACTTATAGTGTATTTTATAGTCGTCATATGGGTTATAGTGTGTGTACCTAGTTGTCTCATAATCTTGTATAAAATTTATATTATCTTGTAATTCTACTTCTTCCCAAGTTTCTATTAATTGTTCACGACCAATTTCATCAAAACTTTGACCTAATGGTATAGTTACTTGCTTCTCATCAAGTGAAACTTTCATATGTATTTTATTCGCAGTCATCGATAAATGTTGATATTACGTTTATGGTCTGAGCCGTGTAATTATGTAGAATTGGTTCTACTATAAATTCTAAATTATGGTGGGGGTAATGGGCATTATTTAGGTAAGGATAGCTCACACCGTTTGTATTATCATCGTAAAATTCTATTGGTAGTATAGGTCTCCATCTAAAGGTGTTATCAGCTAAAGAATAAACACTATACTGTGGTGCTGTAAATAATGCATCGTTAGTTCTTATGGACCTGGATAATTTTCTTATAGGAATCCTATTGTGTGGTCTATATTTGTATATGGATTTTACAAACTCTGGACCAGCCGGTCCACTACCGGTTCCCACTTCATACATAACATCTTTATTAAACTTTAAGGAATACCCTAATTCAGAAATTATTCGTTCTTCAAGTTCTAACCCATTATATTCTACAAAAGCTCCTCTATATGTACTACCACTATTAGGTAGTGGTGAAACCCCACTGTTATTACTTTGTATGACATTCGAAGGGTTTGTATCGTTATCAACAAATGGGTCTATCATACCAATTTTTCTAAAATTCCAGTCCCAACCATATCCTGCTGGTGAACCAGCTGCTTGATAATTCCACATTAAGTTTCTGTTGGTTGGAAAAACAGTTAGGTATAAATCTGTTAGTGGTCGGTTTAAATTATCATAATAACCGTCCACATCAATGTCTAGGGTACACACCCACGTATACGATTTATATTCCTCTAAAATAGTTGTTGTACCGGGAAAGTTTAGTGGTGTTTTTTTGGACTTAAAAACTCTTCCTTTTTTGTTGTACACACCTACTTCAAATCCTGTTCTATCTAGAGTGTAGTCGTTTGGTGTTGTTATTAACTTATGGGTGTGGGAATAATAATTTGACTTGCTTTCTATAGTATTGTTTGGGTTTATAATTCTTTTTAGTGTCCCTACTGGATTTGTAACTATAGAAGTTGCGTCTAAACCAACTGTATTAACATTTATAACGTATTCATCAGTATTTGCAAACTCATTACCTAATGAATCTACTTTAAATAAATTTTGTTGTGTTGTAAAAGTTCCTCCTGGTGTTGTATACGTTAAACTAATATCGGTCATTAGATTAGCCGTTGAAGGAGGGCCTCCTACAGTAGGTGTTGATTGTAATTCAATATATTCTCCTGGTGATACCCCGTGTGGTACTGGTGTTGTAAACCTCATTGTTTCTCTACCAGAGTTATCTATAACAACCTCAACTGTAAATGGTATCCCATCAGAAGCAATAAAATCCATATATGAAGGTGTATCATACTCCGTATAAAACCTCATTGGTTCGTCAGGGTTTGAGTCACTAATGTAGGATATATATACTACCCAGTTATCGGTATAAGCGGACAACACACTATATGTTGACGCTGCAGCACTATCCCCGTAGATTTTTGTTGGTATAAAATCAAATGCCATAGCTGTTGGCATGCCCACACATGGTGGTCCTGCTGATGGGTTTGATGGGTATGCTACTGGGTCTGGACATCCAAGGTGGGCGGGAGTAAAATACATATTACCGAGAAAATTACTATTCGAAGTTTCTCCAGATATAATATTATTATATAGTATATCTAATTTTCCGTACATTCTGTAAGTGGTACAATAATCCCTTTCAAAATCAAATTGGTCACTTAGATTTAACACCAAATTTCTATCTCCTTGGATTAGTGTTCTTTCGTCGGATGTTAATAGTGGTTTTAAAGTAATATCTTTATTAACACTTCCAGCGAATTTGGAGACACCCCTTACTATTCTTATGTTTTTTTCATTACTCATTATACTACGGTATCTGCTAACTCTTCATCTACATATAACCTTAAAAACATATTATATGCGGTTCTACCAGGTCTTAACCCAAAGTAATAAAATAACGGTTGAGAGAATACTGTGGTGCTTAGGCTATTTTGATTAAGTACTGGGTAATTTCCTGGATGTACTAATCCACTACCCGGAGATGAGGTTAGTGAGTTACCCATATCATTTTGGAATTCCCCAGCCATTACTAGTGAGTTGGCAAATAGTCCGTAAATTGGTCCACCCCCGCCATCCGAGTCAACTATCCAACCTGAACCACTTCCTAATGCGGTTTGATATGTACCTAGTGTAAATCCCCAATCATTATACTCAGAGCCCCATGCTGTACCTGGAGCCCCTTGGACATTCCATAAATAATAAGGAACTTCTTGAGTAGAAGCTGATAAATCTAAAGTTACACAATCTACCAATTCAAATCCTGTCATCATAGTATGTGTTACTGAAGTAAATATAAATGGTGTCCACCCTATATGGTATGTGCTGTCTATTGCATTTACTGCATTAGGAACAATAATTCCTGTATCGTTTTGGTCATTGGTTGGTGGGTAGGTTAATCCAGATGTGACTACTGTAGTGGTTGACGCAACACAATCACATTGGCTCATACCAAGAGTCGCTTCATACCCATAAACACCCAACATACAATTTTGCATCAATGCTTGTGCAACGTCACCACCTATTTCTTTATGTGGTCTAGGAAACATGGTAGAGATAACAGAATCTTCTCTATCCATTTTCATATTATATATATCTGAAACTAACTCAGTTATGTCTTGGAATGTGGTACTTCCTAGTTGGTCTGTAATTGCACATTCTTCCGCAAATTTTGGGTCCAGACAAACTTGTTGTACACACTGATTTCTTGACCCTAAGTCTGTTATTGTTGTAGGCCAATAGATATGTTTATCCATATCTCCCTCAGCGTGGTCTGGGTTTCCACTTCCACCAGAACCACCCCAAAAATTACTATCCCACCAAGGTGCATAAACTCCTTCATCATCACCAATAAAAACACCAGTATTAGCTGTGACTCTATCAAAGGGTGTACATCTATAATAAAACACATTTTCTGTTGGGTGTAGGTATACGGTTTTTTTACAATATTGTGAGTCTGTTACGTAGTCATCATTTAGTACATTATATCTTAATTTTGCGTTAAATTGGAATTGGTATAGGAATCCTGTAACCCAATTATTTTCCCACACATAATTCATTAGTCCGTTACATAACGCTTGTGACATTTTTTCTCGTCTGCCCCATTCATGAAATATTACCATTGACAAGTTTTGGACAATACATGTTGGATTAATACATATAACTTTTACGTAACAACCACCACCTGCAGCATCATCTGCATTTCCTGCAACACCATCATCATTAAACCCATATGAGTCATCACAACAAATTTCTACATCGTCTGTGTCCCCACAACATATATGACCATTCCAAATCCCCAGGCCTAACCAAGTACCACCACCATTACAGTTAGGTATACAACTACACGGATTACCATTATATCCATTTAAACTAGAATCTGCAGACATTCCGTCACATGGCCAATTAGTTGCCAATGTCAGTAAATCACCACTTGCTGTACTTCTACAATTACATTTTTCACACTCAGGGTATTTGGTTTGTTTTAGATTAAATAGTACAAACCCTAATGGTAAGCCTAGAATTTCACAGTTAGCTCCACAACCATTACAAGATACACAAAACTGTCCACACCCCAACCCTATTATAGTGGGTAATAATAGGTTATTAGAAATCAACCAATTAGGCAAGGAGTTTAGAATAGTATTAATCAGACATAATAATACACAAATCAGCATAATGACGAATATAACCGCTACCATTATCATACCAACTATAAAAGCTAGTGCGGCTACTAGCATTGATAGGAACCCGTAGATGAAACTAAGAAAACTAATGAACATACTATAAAGAATAATCCAAAAATTATTATTTCTTATCGCACTATTAATTGGGAAAAACATTGCGGTCGTGGAACATTGTTGTGCTTGTTCTGGTAATATTTCTTTTATACCTATAAACTGTCTTCTACCCCAATGTTTAACATGGTCGTGATGTTGAGCTGGTGAATAAACCCTATTAAAGGTCATGTCATAAAAGAAATCTTGTGCTCCAGGTATTAAATTAATTTGTGCATATGGATGATAATCATGATATTCTATGGAAAATGTATAACTCTGCATTTCTACCCCATTAAACGAACCAGTATTACTAGTATTAAATTCTCTAATATTAGGGACTAGATAGGAACCAATTCTTCTTAGTCTTGCACTCCCCCCAGCTTGTTCTGGTCTAATCCTAAATCTACATCTTGCTCTTGTAGGTACCCCAACAGAAGGACTTGGTGATGTTACTAGATTACCAAATTCATCTGTAATTAAATAATCTAAGTTCATAGGGATGTGTGTTAAAAAAGCTCCAAACTGGTCTATAACTCTTCCACCATCTTGTAAGTAATATCGTTCTAATACGGGAACTGTACCCCCAACGCCACCATAGGCTAGTGCGTCTTCTTTAAAGAATGGTGTGTATCTTACACAATCTATTATTCCTGGGATGGATATAAGACTACATAACTCACCCATATGTTTTTTAGGTCTACAATTAAGATTAACAGAATCTTTATCAGTATCAGTAGCTGTACTCCCCATAAAAACTGCGGTAGGTTCTAATTTAAAACCAGAATTTGCTAAATCAAAATCTACTCTAGTTATAGCTCCTTGACATATGTCTTCGTCACCCCAAAATGGTTTTATGTCTATAGATTTCTGTTGGTTTAGTATTTGTGGTAGTGCATCTATTGCGTCATCATCCTTGAATCTCGGTCCGTCAAAGTCTGATTCCGGATATCCTTTTTGTTTAAAATCTTCCGGTAACATAGAGAAACACCCCATATCACTTAAATCCACATCCATTATAATAGTTTGGACCCCAACAGGAATCCCATATATCATAAAATCACCTGCCTCATTAGTTTTAGCTGTATATTTATAGTACTTTTCAAAAACATATCTAACTTCTTGTTGTTGTAGTACCGAAGATATGGTTGGGAATGTCCCTACAGCTAAATGACAATCGTGATTAGATTCAGAAGATAGAAGATTAAATCTCTTCCCATCCCCATCCTTATCAAAAGATTGTTTATAAGGATAAAGTTGGCTTATTACCTCATTATTTGCGTCCATTTCATCTAATGGGATAAATATACATACTTTTGCGTTGGGTATGCCGTAACCTCCGTTAGCGAAGACCCTACCCACCACCACACCAAAATCGGAACACATTCTAGTATAAACATCTGATTGTGTAAGTGATAGACTTAATATTTCTAATAAATCAAAATCTTGTTTTAATTCAAAAGTTACATTTTGGGCTTTACCAACCTCTGTCCTTACTCTATATGATTTAGACATATTTTTACTAATTTTTTTACCTACAAAATATTATTGTATAGATTTATGTTTCTTATAACATAAATACTTCAACCACTAAAATTAAAAGTAAGTTTCTATCCGTTATAGTAAAGTTTAGATGAAAGTTGGTTTGATTGGTTTTTTAACTCTGATAGCGATATCTTTATTTGGATATCTTATCTGTAAAACTTCGTTGGCTTGGGCAAAGACTGTATCATCTAATAGTCCAATTTGTTTGGTTGTTTGATTAATGTATGGTTGTGCTGAGACTGATTGTGAGTATTGTCCCCCAACTTTATTAAAGACTTTTAAATCAACTATATTTAAAACTCCTGGTTGGTTCATTATTTCACTTTTTAACTGTCCTAGATTTAAGTCGGTACCCATTTCCATCTTATCTACATTAAAATAATCAGAAACCTTAGTTATCACATTAGATATTACTTCACCTTGGCTTGATGAGTTGTCTAATATTAAATCTACTTCTATACCTAAGTCAACAACCTTTGCGGCACCTACATTTATATAGTCGTTTAACATTCTATAATTAGATAAATAATTAGCTATATTATTTACTAATGTTGGTGTTACATTAGATGTTAATTTTCCGTCTGGTGTGTAGGACAATATGTTTATTATTATTTTATTTTCTATTTCAGTAGCACTTACTTTTGCGGGAGCACCATACGCGGATGGTATAGTCCTTACTCTAGCAACATAATCTTTAATAGTAACAGCTCGTTGTTGTGCAGAAAAATTATAAGAAATATAATTTCTAATTTCTTCTACCGACATTTGATTTGCTCCACCAATAGCTGCTGTAATATTTGTAAGGGATAGACTAGCAACAACTGATTGATTTATTTGTTGACTTGGTCCTGCTACCACAAAATCAATTGTTCCAATCCCATTAATTGCCCCCGCTCCAAGATTAGACGATTTACCACCACCTACCCTATATTGTATAAATAAAGTACTATTTGCATTTACCATATTACCTAAAGATATATTATTCATAAATCTAGACATATTTAATTTTACTCCGTTGGATGAAAATTGATTTAGTAGGTCTTGTGATGTTTGATTACCCCCACCAAAGGTTAAAAAGAAATATCCTTGTGGTGTGTATTCTGTTATAAATCTTTGTGGAGCTGTAATATATTTACCAACCTTAAGTCCTGATTTGTCTGGTGGTGATGATGGGTCTTCTACAAATACTTCAGTTTCTGCTAAGGCTTCTACTTCATACCAGTTGTTGGAGGTTGGGTTGATAAATTCTAAATTACTAGGTATGGTTTGATATCCTAGTCCGTCTTTCTGTATTACCCCGGTAACACTTATAACATTTTGTTCAGGTAGAAATAACTCATAAAATGGTTTACTCAGTGAATCTGTTATTTCTTTTTTATATATTTTGGTAATACCATTTACAATAACTTCCCTCTTAGTCATAGTATAGTTTATTAGTATCCCGTTGGTGTCGAAATTAGGTATTTTTGTTCTATTAGGTATCCCTTCTGCACTATATGGTGATGAGAAATCACAATCGTCTATTAATTCAAATATTTGTCCACCACCTCTAAATTGTGAACCCCTTCTTAATAGTCCTAGGTATTTAAAATCTTCTTTATCACCCAATACTGGTACAATTATAGATAAGTCACACATAGTGACTGATGGTCTATTTCCTGGTATTTTTAAACCATAAGTTTTAGCTAAATTATATAAAGAACTTCTTTCTTGAGCAAATTGTAATACTGTTTCTTGGAATGTTCTATCTATTTGAAAATTTAAATTATCAGCTACAGCAGCGTTTAAATCTAAAAATACCGAGTATATGGACGCGTCATTGGCGTTTTTAATTAAATCTGGATAATAAGTATTGGTTAGTCTTAATAATTCATTTCTAATACCTAAAAAGTCTCTTTCAGTGTATGCTATTTTTTTTTCTGCCATATTATAAAGTTATTATAACAAAGTCTCTTGTTTCAAATAAATTATCACCTGCCGAATAGTCTATACGTACTCTTATTGTGTAATCTTTTTGTTTATCACTTACAAAACTAAATGTATTATCATCTAAAGATGGGTCTTTAGATTGTAAGTTGTGTTTTTCTTCTTCTTTTACATCCTCATAAGTCTTAACCTCTACCTTACTTATTCTTAGATTAGGGATAAATTCTTTAACAGCTTCCCTTATCTCTCGGTCTATAGCAATTTTAGTGGTTTGGTCCATTTGGTCAAATATATATTTGACTAGATTTGTCCCAAAATTCGGTAAAAAATACCTAGAACCTTTAACTGTTAATATTAAATGCACTAGGTTGCTACGTGCTTCACTAGTAATAGTACTATTTAACCCAAGAAAAAAACCTTCTTGACTATCTATAAATGGAAATGTTATACCGTATCTTTGAGTGGGCATGCTTTTTTATAATAAATACTTCAAAGATTACTTTGTGGTGGTTTTTGATTTTAATAACCAACTAACTTAGTTGTTGGTTGTTTTTTATATGTTTAGGTTGGTACGGACAGTGTCTACACCCACCCCCACAACACACTCCTCTTTTTTTATGGTAGTGTTCTGTCATAACCATTTTACCATTTTCCAAATAAAAATCATTTGGTTGTATCTTTGGTTCTTTGTGGTACGACTTAGTCCCCAAATCATCACTTAGGTCATACTTCATTTAGCACTTTTACTTTTTTTTTATCAATGCTTTCTAAATCAACATCTATTTCACAGGTTCCACCAGCACAAGCTAATTCCCCTGAAAGGTTGGTATTATCGTCTAATTCCACCACTTTAGATAAATCAACGTCAGATAGGAAACCCATGAGTTCTATATATTTTTCTTCTGTAGTATCTTCAAATGGTGCTTGGATATA